ATTATATGGCAAAGATTGACACTGCCGGACTTGATGCTCTTATCCTTGATATGGACGAAATAGTTGCATTAGACGAAGAAACAGCGAAAGAAATGCTTGACGCTGGCGGCGAGGTTATAAGGAAAGCCCACATTGCAGCATTGAAAAAGACATTCAATCAGCGAAGTGGGCGGCTTGCGGCTTCACCCGAGATTCACCTAAAGGTGAACGGTTCCGACAGATATGCCCTTATTTATCCCTCCGGAACGCACCACACCTACAAAGCTGTTTCAAAAACGTACACTAAGCAAAATTGGGGTCGTAGTGGGACAACGGTGAAAACTAAAGGCGGCGAGAAAAAAGCAACCAACCAAGATGTTGCTTTTGTCCACGAGTATGGCGGTCACGGTAACGATGCTACTCAGTGGATGAGAAAGGCCAATGAAGAACACGCTGCGGAAGCTGTTGAAGCTGAGTTCGCCGTGTTTGATGCTTGGCATAAGAAACATAATCTTTGATGAAAAGGAGACATAAAAATGGCTGAATTTGGAGCAAAACATCCGTGTTTTAAGGCAGACACATCTAACAGCGGCGTAGTGCTTGGCAAACTCGTGTCTGCCAACCTTACTGTAAACTTAGCAAGTGGTGAATCCTATGCCGATGATGCTTTGGACGAGCAACTATCGGAATTTGCATCCGGCAGCATCGCCATGGAGACTAACGACATGACCGACGAAAACGCTTCCGAGGTATATGGCTGCAAAGTGCAGGACGAAGTTGTTACTTACAACGTAGGTGACACCGCTCCTTCTGGGAAATTGTCTTATTATAAAAGCCTTATGCGCAGTGGGAAAAAGTTTTTCAAGGGTATCATGTACCCCTGTGTAAGAGCTGCATTGGGCAACGACAACTCGCAAACTAAGGGCAGTTCCATTACATTTAGCACTACCCAGACCACATTTACTGTAAAAGCCGACGACAATGGCGATTGGCGCAAAACCAAAACATTCGACAAGGAGGCTGATGCTGTCAAGTGGGTTGAGGAACAGTGCAGTATTACTGCAAGTGAAGGATAGTACCATCCTCCACTTTTTATCTACATCATATAAGCCGTAGAGAGGCGTTGCAACGCTTCTCTGCGGCTTTTGCATTATGGAGGGATTAGTTATATGGATACAATGGTTAGTGCACTTGTAGCTAATAAAATACGCCCGCTACATTACTCAATAGACGTAATGTTCCTTGTCAACGAGAAGTACGGGTCAATCAACCAAGCTCTTGACACCATGGGCGGTGATGGGAAAGAAGCTTTTGAGGTTCTCCGTGTCCTGGCCACCGCAATGGTTAATGATGCGGAACTATGCCGTAGAGCTGAGGGCTACCCGCAGGGAGAGATGATTAGTGAGGACATGATAAGTGTCCGAATGAGTCCAGCTGTTTATCTTGCCTTGAAGCTGGCAGTAAGTCAAGCCGTCAACTTGGGTTACAAGCAAGAACTTGCTGACGAGAATGCCGAACTTGACCTTGGCCTGTTAGAGCTGAGAAAAAAAGAGGAAGCCGGGGAGTAAAAGCGTCCTTCACCTACTTTGCCTTAACGACATTGCACCTATCTAAGGCCGAGTTTGGGCGAATGACCCCCGGCTTTTTCTTTGACCTGGTGCAAGAATGGAAAATCCAAAATGTACGCAAAGCTCCCGAAGAAGCTCTTGATGACTGAGGAGAAATAACATGCCAACTAGACAAATATCCACTAAGCTTGCTGTCGAGGGCGAATCTCAGTACAGAGCAGCTATAAGCTCTTGCAATGCAGAATTGCGTAATATGCAGTCAGCTCTTGATTTAGTAAAGAGCCAGTATGAGAACAACTCCACATGCACTGAGGCTCTAACGGCAAAGGGTAAAGCCCTTAATGACCTGTTAGCTACGCAGAAAGAGAAAGTAAGTGCAGTGGAGAACGGTCTGCAAAACGCTCAGAAAGCAGAACAAGAGTACGCCCAAAAGAAGCAAGAACTTACTAAAAAAATTGAAGAAAACGCTAAGGCACTTGAAGAGCTCAAGACTAAGACTGGCGATACCACAGATGAGGAGAAAAAACTCACTGAGGAAAGCCAAAGGTTGAAAGAAGAACTAGACAAGAATGAGGCCGGGCTTACTGCGGCACAAAAAGCTGTCACGCAGTGGAAAACCGACTTAAACAAAGCTAAGACAGCTGTCAATGAAACTGAGGCTGCCATTCAGGAAAACACTCAGGCCTTAGAAGGACATGACGAGGCCACGCAAAATGACACCGAGGCCATAAACGGGCTTGCCCAAGCTCTCGTTGCAACTGGGATTGCCAATAAGGTCAAGGAAGTAGCTCAAGCACTAACAGACTGTGTCAGCGCATCCAGCGAATTTGAGTCTGCTATGGCTGGTGTTAAAAAGACCACCGATATGTCCGAGCAAGAACTCAAGGATATGGGAAGCGAGATAAAGGATCTCGCAACTAAAATTCCCATTACTACCACCGAATTTGCAGGAATCGTTGAAGTTGCTGGTCAGCTCGGTATAGCCAAAGATGATCTAATTTCGTTCTCCACGGTAATGGCAAATCTAGGCGTGGCCACAGACATGACATCTGAGACTGCTGCAACCCTACTTGCCCGTTTTGCAAATATAACGGGCATGGATCCGTCAATGTATGAAAACCTAGGCTCCGTTATCGTTGAATTGGGCAATAACTTTGCAACTACCGAGTCCGAAGTAGTCACTATGGGGCAGCGGCTTGCAGCAGCTGGCACGCTAGCTGGATTGAGTGAGCCTGAAATTATGGCTCTTGCAACTGCAATGTCCAGCGTTGGAATTGAAGCTGAGGCTGGCGGCACAGCCATGACTCAGACATTGACAGCAATGGAAAAAGCAGTATCTTCCGGCAATGCCAATCTCAGCAAGTTTGCAGAGGTCGCTGGCATGAGCGCCGATGAATTTTCAAACGCTTGGAACACTGCCCCCATCACTGCGATAGAAGCATTTATTGCCGGCCTTGGTAGTTTGGAAGATGAGGGTGAAAGCGCAACCCTAGTTTTGGACGATATGGGGCTTTCTGGTATTCGTCAGAGCAATATGCTGAAATCTCTGGCCACCGCCTCTGGGCTTCTGTCTAGTGCAGTTGAATCCGCAAATTCAGCTTGGGTGGAAAACACGGCTCTAATTACCGAAGCAGAGACTAGATACGCCACGACCGAGAGCCAAACCGAACTATTCAAGAACAGTGTAAACAATCTTAAAATTGCTATAGGAGATCAACTGAATCCCGCCGTGCGCAATCTTATATCCGAAGGCAGAGATGCAGTTGCTTGGGCTACCGACTTCACTGAGCAAAACCAATGGCTTGCGCCGGCTTTGGCATCTGTCACAGCCGGGTTGGGTGGCTTGACCCTTATGGTTACCGGAACCATAACCGTAACAAAAGTAGCCATTCCGCTACTAAAGAGCTTTAATGCAACCCTCATGGCAAACCCGGCACTTGTTGTTGCTACGGCCACAGTCACGCTAATTGCTGCACTCGGCGCATTAGCGTTAGCCTACCAGTTCCCTACAGAAGCCGCAGACAATCTTAATGAGGCAATGAACGAATGTGACAGCAATCTTAAGGATGCCGAAAAGACATATAAGGACACTACAAAAGAGCTTTCGGCTACCTCCAAGGTGCTGGATACATATATTGACCGACTTGCTGAGCTTGAAAGCCAATCTAGCCTTACAGATGCTGAGCAAGCCGAGTATAACCGTCTGGTCAACGAAGTGGCGCGCATTATGCCGGAAGCGAACACAGCCATAGACGAGACTACTGGATTGCTTGAAACCGGCGCTGAAGCACTGAGAGCAAATGCCGAAGAGTGGAAGAACATGGCTCAAGCGGCCGCAGAGTCGGCCAGGATAGAGGCTCTGACTCAGGCTCTGACAGATGCCTATGTAGCTCTATATACAGCTCAAGATGACCTAACAGCTTTGCAAAGTGAGGCATCCGGGCAAACACTTTCGTATGCAGATGCGCTTCTTGCGTTGAAAGAAGCACAGGCAAACTTGTCTGCTGTTCAGCGAGACTCCAGTGCTGATTTCTATGACATTGAAGCAGCACAGGCAGCCGTGGATGAAGCGCAGAACAAGCTAATCGAATCTTCTTCGGGATTAACCAATGAGGAAAAATCCACAGGCGCAGCTATTGCCGCCCTAAAAGCCGAGATGGAGGAAGCCGAAGAAAAAACTTTATCTTACGAAGAAAAGATAAGTTCATTGCAAGAATCCATGTCAAGCGCCGGAGAAGCTGTGCAAACCGTTGCTGATGGGCTAAGCGAAGCCAATGAGGCATTTGAAGCTGCTGGCGCCTCCGGCGCTGAAGCTCTCACGCAGGGTTTTGAAACTGGTTCTCAGGGGCTCGGCGAGGCTGTACAAACTGCAATCGACACTGCGCAATCAACAGCTACTGAAAGTGGGCAGGAACTCGTCAACACCGTTACTGACATAGGCACTCAGAGTGCAACCGGATTCAGTACCGAATTAGACCAGATGGCAGATGCTGCTAACACTTCAATTGCTACTACGCTCACCACGGTTAGTGGTTATCAAAGTCAAGCATATGATAGTGGCTATTCCGTTGGCGGTGCGATATCCCAGGGCGCAGCTGCCGGCGTAAATGCCTACGCTGCACAAGTCGCAACTGAGGCAGCGCAAATGGTAACTAATGCCATAGCTGCTGCAAAGAAAGCTGCTGCGTCGAACTCGCCATCGAAGAAAACCATGCAGCTTGGCCGTGATATTGATAAGGGTCTGATTCTAGGTATTCAAGAGAAAGAAAATGAAGTAGAGGCCACCATGGAAGAGACCATGGGAAAGGTCGTTGCTGCGCAGGTGAAAATCCCCGAGATTCCCGACAACACTGCGAATGTATTGGAAGCAATGGGCAGCGGAGGAGACAACAGCGATAAAGTAGTGGCGGCACTTGAACGACTTGCCAGCCGCAAGAAAGACGTTCCGGCTATCAATCAGACCAACAACTTTTATGGTGAAGTTGCTAGCTATGCCGATGAGGAACGCACAACCAGAAAGAGCATGCAGAAATTGGTAAGGGAGCTGTGATATGTAAAATGTACAGTAAAGCAATAGAAAAGCTGATTTTTACGAATGAGAATGGCTCATCAATTGAGTTTTCCGTAAAGTCCGCATTTCACGTCAACATCTCTAAAGATGCAACTGGGTTATCTGACGTAAAAAACGAAATTTACTCAACCACCGGTATTAACCAAGCAGGCGGGACATACTTGGGATATCATATTGCGTCCAGGGATATTGAAATTGTCGGTCACATTAACGAGCGAGATAAGGCAATCGTCCGAGAATACCGTCACATGCTCAACCACGCACTTAACCCGGCCTATGCAGCTACACTGGTCTATCAGCACGACAGCTTCAAACGTCAAATAAAATGTAGAGTAAACTCCGCCCCTCAATTTGATGTGGACGGAGTTTTTGCACGATTTACCGTAGATTTGCTCTGCCTTAATCCCTATTGGACAGACGAAGCCGAGACTTATACCCAGATTGCAACATGGATAGGCGGATTCGAGTTTGACAGTGCCAGTGGGTTGCAGCTTACAAACGATGCTAATGACCCACAATGGGAAATTGGTTACCGTCTGCCCAGCCTAATCACTAACATTAAGAACTCCGGCGATGCTACCACCGGCCTAACCATCACATTCGCTGCCCAAGGCACAGTTGTCAATCCCGGCCTTGTTGATGTCAAAACGCAGGAGTTCTTGCAGGTAAATATGGAAATGGCAGCTGGAGAGGAAATAACCATTAAGACCGGCTATGGAGAAAAATCTGTCACATACACAAATCAAAATGGCGAAACCAGCGATATCTTTCGCTATTTGGATATTCGCTCAACATACCTGCAACTAGCTATAGGTGACAATCCCTACCGATACTATGCAGCAGAAGGAGAGGACAATCTAAATGTCACTATAAAGCACAGCAATCTCTACTTGGGGGTGTAGTGTATGCAGCTATATGTTTACAGCCCTGATATGGTCATGCTGGGAGTAATAGAAAAAATTGAAAGTTTAATCTGGACGCGGCGATATTGGGAGTGCGGCGAGTTCAAACTGCTTGTCCCATTCACCGAAAATCATAATGAACTGTTATGCAATGGCAACATCATCATTAAGCACGGAGACACCGAAGCCGCAGAAATTAAGTACATTCACCTGAGCAAGAATTTGGAGGGTTACGAGATTATCGAAGCCCAAGGCAAGTTTCTTAGCAACTGGCTGTCAAAACGTTTGGTAACAAGACCGCTAGTCAATGTAACAGGCACAAGTCAGTTTCTAATCCGTAAGATGGTGAATGAAAATTGCATATCCACAGATTCTGAGCGGGTTATACCTAACTTGTCTTTAGCTGACGATGAAATCATTCCCGGCAGTGACATGACTTACAATTCTGAAGAATATGTGTCGCTGCTGGATGCCGTTGTAGATTTGGCAGAGGGTTCTAAGATAGGCTTCGCAATACACACTGATAGAGGCAAAGGCACTCATAAATTTACCGTCTACAAGGGGCATGACTACACCGAGGGAAACAGCGAGGGCAATCCGCCGTGCATTTTTTCCCAGGATTACGATAACGTGCTCGAGCAAGAGTTCACTGAATCGACAGAGAAATATAAGACTACAGCTTATGTCACCGGTGAGGAAACAGACAGCAATTCGCCAACGTTAGTGATAGTTAACGGTGGAATGAACGGCTTGGATAGGAACGAGTTGTACGTCAGTGCAGGAGACATTAAGCAATCCTATAAGGATGACGAAGGAAATCAGATTACTTTGACCGATGCAGACTATAAAGCCGCACTGCTTGCCCGTGGGCAAGAAAAGCTGGACAGCCGAGGTGTTACTAAAAACTTTTCCTCAGACATCAACACCGGTGCAAACCTAGTCTATCGTGTTGACTACGATGTTGGGGACAGAGTTACCAGCTTTAACAAGAACTGGAATGTCCGCATCGATGCTCGAATCACAGAGGTGTCTGAGGTATACGAGGTAAAGGGCGAGAGCCTAGAAGTTGTCTTTGGCGAATCTTTCCCCAGCCTGTATAAGCAAATAAAACAAATCACTAAAGGAGGCTGACCCATGGCTGAAAAAAGTAGTTTTTTCAACAGCGTGTCTGGCGATCGTAAATATTCCGCTGAGGACTGGGCTGCATATTTTTCAAGTTTTGTATCTAATGGTGTGTTTGCCATTCCATCAAATAGCTTGCAGGTTGTTATCTCCTATGGTATGGGAATTACTATCAAAGCTGGCAGCGGCTTTATTAACGGTTATTTTTATCGCAACACCACAGACCTAATTAGAACGCTCAGCGTTGCGGATGGCATCTACAATCGCATCGATAGGGTTGTGCTACGGTGGAGCCTAATTAACCGAAACATTAGCATCCAGGTGTTGCAAGGTGACACTGATAGCAGTGACCAGCCAACACCCCCTGCGCTCACTCGCAACGCCGAAGTTTACGATATAGCTTTGGCTGATATTCATGTTGATGCCGGCGCTACTTCTGTAGTGCAGTCTAAAATTGACGACCTGCGGAGTGACTCTGACCTCTGCGGGTTTGTCACTGGCGTTGTTGACCAGCTTGACTTCTCCACTCTTTGTACCCAGTTCAATGCCTTCTTTGCAGAGTACCGTCAGCGAATCTCTGACGAGTACGAACGGTATATAAGCAACGGGCAGGATAGATATGATATCTTTGACAGCAGGCTGAACCAGTATGAAGAATCTGCGCAGCAGAATTTCACCGACTGGTTTGATAACTTGCAATACATTTTGGATGGCGACGTAGCCGGACACTTGCAGAACGAGATTGATGCAATGACAGAGATTGTAAAACTGGCCGAGGAACGCATTAACGCATCGCTCGCAAAAGCTGCATTCTCTGAATATGAGCACTCGAAGTCTGGCACAGTACATGCACTTGTCTTAACCGATGGCGGCAATAATATCCGGTTCACTGCAACAGCAGTCTATGCCAAGGGCGATACATTCACCATAAATGGCAATTCTGTTGAAGTCCTTCTTCCCAGCGGTAAAGCGCCAGGGAACAACTTTTTCGTCAAAGGCGCTGCTGTTATTGGAATGTACAACAGTGAATTGAACACGCTATACCTTGTAGGAGGCGGTGGCGGTGGAGGCAGTGACCAAGTCAAGATAAGCATTACGGCATCAAAATGGTATAAAACAGCAGCAGATAGTGACGGTAAATACTGGAACGCTGTGGACATTTCTATTGACGGGTTCGACCCATCTGAGCAGCGTGTTCAGGTCGCACCGGGTGATGCAGCATCTCAAACGTGGATTGCAGAGCACGGATATTATGAAGTTCTCCAGTCGGAGGACAAGATAACAATCCTTGCTACGGAAGTTCCGGCTGCAAACATATCTATCTGCTACCAGATTAGCTCAACCGAGCAAGGTGGAGGAACCGGCCAACTTATCGGTGCCTGCTCCGATGTTGTACAGCCCAGGACTGCGCATGTCTATGGCATAGCATGGAACTTTGGTAATGCCAATACTCAGTGCTCACGTTTAGAGGAAGCGACCAATTTTGCTGAACCTACACCAGCAGTCGGAACCGGAACAGGCTCTAGCCCGTTCGACAAGATTTACCCTTGGTCCGAGATGGAAGAATACAACGTTATTTCTGGCGAAATCAAGTATAAGCAAGGCGACGATGGATTTTCCCGCACGAGTTACGACACAGTGGTTAAAATCCCTAAGTTCTGGTTTAAGGCGGAGCAAGACTCCAATGAATTTCGCCTATATATTTCCTCCGGAGCTAAAGACGGGTTCATGCTGCACCCTGCGTTTAACCGTGGAGACGGTAAAATCAGAGATGCTATTTATGTTGGCAAGTATAAAACCAGTGCGGGATATGCCACACGCAGTGGTTTTGCGCCACTTGTTAGTATTACCCGCAAGACGTTCCGTGACGGTGCGGCAAGCAAAGGCACCGATTGGTGGGGTTACGACATCGCAACGTACTCTGCAATTTGCATGCTTTATCTTGTCGAATTTGCTGATTGGAACACCCAATCTGTTATTGGTGCAGGCAATACTAACACCAGCGCCGCAAAGCAAGCTGGCGGTACAGATGCTATGTCCTATCACACTGGCCGTGCAGCAGGCACAAACGATGCCTCCCAGATTCAGTATCGTCATCTTGAATCTCTTTGGGGCGATGTGAGAGACCTAGTTGACGGTATCAATTTCTCTGGAAGCACTGTATACTTCTGCCTTATCCCATCTAAATTTGCTGATGACACAGCCACTAATTATACGATTCTTGGCTACACAGTATACGCCTCAGGCGGAAATGCTTCTTATCCAAAGAGTCAAGGACTTGATGCCAATAACCCTTGGCTTTGGCTACCTGTAACTGTAGGAGGGTCAACATCTTCTTATATCCCAGATGCCTGGTGGAGCAATACAGGTTGGAGAATTTTCAGCGTCGGCGGTACCTATGGTTACGGTGCGTATGCCGGCTTGTTTGCTCGGAATGCGTACGCTGCTTCCTCGGATTCGGACGCTGCTCTCGGCGGGCGACTCCTTTTCCTCCCCTGATGGGGGAGTGGGGGTCGCAACCCCCACCGTTATAACGTTGCTGGATGCTGTTTCTTAATCGAACCTAAATAATTTGAATGGGGTTCGGGGCGGAGCCCCGATTTATAAAAAATAAAAATACGGATTTCGTAAGAATATTACATTTTTGCTCTCTAAATTGACAAACACGATATAATTTTTCTGGAAACATTTGGTGGGTATTCACATGCGCCCCCTGCTGTGTTGTGCGTGTGTATTCAACGTCGGCGGTAACTATGGTAACGGTGCGAATGCCGGCTTGTTTTATCGGAATGCGAACAATGCTTCCTCGAATTCGGACGCTAATCTCGGCGGGCGACTACTTGTTTGTACAACTCCAATTTGCATGTGTTTATCCTTGCCACTTGGCAAAAATATAGCCGTCAGGACGGCGCTTAGTAGGTCTATCTCGAACGGTGCCGAGGCTAACAAGGAGGGAAAAATGCCCAAGCGTGTTGGTTACCTTTATGAAAAGATGTGCGACAAAGAAAAAATCAAGGAAGCTATTCTGAAAAGTGCAAAGGGAAAAGTTCGCAGACATGACGTGCAAAAGGTGCTTAACTCCATCGACAAGTATGTGGACAGAACATACGATTTGCTGGTGTCAAACAGCTTTGTACCGTCTGCCCCGAAGAGCAAACCACGCTATGATGTGACAAGTCGGAAAGAGCGAATAATATTCATTGTTCCCTACTGGCCTGACGCAGTAATCCATCGACTAATGGTTATGGTCTGTCAGGACGTGCTGCTGCGTGGAATGTACCCGTGGAGTTGCGCAGCTATCCCGGGACGTGGAAGTGCGAAAGCTCAAGCTTACGTTGAGCGGGTCATGCATCAGGACCCAAGCGGTACAAAATACGTCCTTAAAATGGACATCCACAAATTTTATCCCAGCATTAACCATCGAAAACTGATATGGGCGCTTGCTCGGAAGATTAAGGACAAGCGGTTCTTAAAACTTATATGGAATGTGCTGGAGACAGTACCAAGTGGGTTGCCCATAGGTTACTTCATCTGCCAATGGCTAGCTAATTACTACCTTGAGCCGCTGGACTGGTATATCATTTCTCTGCCCGGTGTGAAACACTACACACGATACATGGATGATATGGTCGTGTTTGGTAGCAGCAAGAAGCGATTACACAAAGCCAGAATGCTGATTATGCAGTACCTCAACAGGATGGGGCTTGAGCTAAAGGGCAACTGGCAGGTGTTCCCGCTCAGTGCCCGCCCGTTGGATTTTGTGGGTTACAAACATTACCGCAGCCACAAGACTTGCCGAAAAGCAACGTTCCTACGATTTACCCGGCAGTGCCGCAGAGCGCAAAAACGCATAGCTGCCGGAAAGCCTATTTCTTACAAGATGGCCTCTGGACTGTTGTCGAGAGTTGGAATCCTAACTCACTGCAACAGCCTTGGAGCACGGCAAAAATATTATGAACCAATCGGAGACAAACGGTTAAAGGAGGTAGTCAGGCGTGAAAGTAAGAGGAGACTCAGCGCCACCCAGCGCATTTACGCTGGAGTTTGTACCAAAGCGACCGGGTAAAGCTTTGGCTAGGTTTTATGAAAACCCGGAGCAATTTGAAAGTGAGGAAGATGGTGTCACCGTTCGTGGCTGGATGTGGGATGAATACCACCTTGAACTTACAGACTGTTCCGGGCTTGAGTGCGACATTGCAGCAAACTTCGAAGACTATATTGCACAGGCGAAATTGCTGGAAGCAGAAAGCAAAATTATTCCCGATTTGCAGGACAAAGTATCTACCTTGGAAGCTGAAAAGAGCGAACTGGAATCTAGCATTGTTGACAATCAGCTTGCATTGGTGGAGGTGTACGAGATGATTGCGGGTGGTGATGAGTAATGGCGAAAATCTACGCCGACCTAATAATGAAGGGAACGATTAACCCCAAGACCGGAAAAGCATATCAGATTGCTGACGTGCCTGTAAAGTTGAGGGCTGCCGTTCAAAAAATATTGGATGAAGAGAGCTGACAAATTGTCGGCTCTCTTCGTTTTTGGGGTATAGGAGGTAATTAAAAAATGGAATATCAGGAAGCTGCTGAAAAAGTCATTGGAATAGCATTGGCTGAGGTCGGCTACCACGAGAAAGCCAGTAACAGTCAGCTTGAC